TGACTACAAATAAATTTTACTTTTTTACGTGAAAAAACTCTTATCGGTTTTAATTTTTTATATTCAAAATAATCTTGTTCGTTCTTTATAAATATAATATCAGACATAATAACTCCAGATTGTTATGTTTGCATGGATAAGAAACCCAATTTCTTATCCATTATTATTTATAAAAAATTAAATTTTCTCAATATTAATACCTGTTTTATTAAAGAAATCTATTGCTGTTGTTCCTCTATCATATTCATTCACAAAAACAATATTTTTTATACCAACTGAATATATTAATTTTGCGCAATTTTCACATGGCATTGTAGAAACTACCATAGTACAATCATTATCAATTTGTAAATTATTTCTATATGCCTGTGCTATTGCATTCATTTCAGCATGGATTTCATTCGTATTGGCGAACTCATGATGAAGTTCTTTCCATTCTTCTTCTGAATATTCCAGCCATTCCTCGTTGGTATGTTTCCTTGCATAGAACTTTCCTGCTTCGGTCTTGAACAGCTCATTGCAGTTAGTCTGTCCCTGAGGAGTTCCATTATACCCACAAGAAAGAATCCTACCGTCTTTCACAATCAAAGCCGCAACCTTGACCCTGGCGCATTTGCTAAGGTTTTGATATTCTTTCAAAACTGTCTTATAGAGATGCTTATATTTTAATTCCATAGATACAAATATAGCATATTCCCGTTAAAGAATATGCTATACGAAAATTTAGTTGTAAATCTTAAATTGTAGCGTATGCAAGATTTTTAATTTCATCGAGCGAGAAACGTACAAAACGACTCTTCTCGTAATAATGACTAACTTCTTCCTTGCCGTCGGCAATCTTGTCCATCAAGGCCTTATAAAAGTCCTTTGCTTTCACAATATAACCGACAACATAAGTATCTAACGTAAAAACCAAATCAATTGAAAAATCGCCAGAATATATCTTACTCTTTTCACCTAACCCGTTAACATGGGTATAAGTAATAGAATCTGCATTCTTGGAACTTTTGACATCGAGATAAACTTCGACATTCTTTAAATTATCGCGAATGATAATATCGATTTTATCTTCCATATCAGTCTTTGAATTTTCGGCAGATTCCGTTACAACATATTTCGGCAATTTCTTGAAGTATTGTTCAAAGCGACCGAAGATTACATGCTGTGCCGTAAATCCATCGGCGCGGAGCTGTGCTTTACTTTTACCGTTATTGTCCATCAATGTACCTTTTTGATTAAGTTAACATAATCGGTAAACGTATTCATCAATTCTGCCAAACCTGACATTTGAATAAACTTGAAATACTTCTTAGTATCTGGTTCACCGTATGTTAAATTATTTATTACGGTATTAATGGCTAATTCGATTTCCTTAGGAATACAGTCAAACGAAATCAACTTCATATTACGTTCATATTCTGGCTGAAGCTTTTCATCTTCAATCCACTGGTTAACGTCTTCGTTGATAATCTTCAATGCACGCTTCGGACCAATACCTCTCTTAAGACCAGGAATATTATCACTACTATCGCCAGTAAGAATCTTCACCATCAGTTCAACATCAGGATCCAAACCTTCGATAAACGTATGCTTCATCGCGTCCCACTGGCGATAATTCGGATATTTGAATAACTGGTAAAAGTCCCTATCTGAAGATACGTTAATTATATCCCAGTCAGGATGGTTTTTGACAATTGTCGCAATACAATCATCTGCCTCGGCATGAGGAATCTTGACGAACGGAATATTCTTAAACGAATCCGCAATGTCGTTAATGAACTTCTCGAGGACCGGGAAGAATACATCGAAATTGACTATAGACTGTTCACGCTTTGCGGCACGATTAGCCTTGTATTCCGGATATACCTGTTTACGCCAGCTTTCAGAATCCTGCAAACAGATTACTCGCTCTGGTTCAAGTGTCTTGAGAAGCTTCATGAACGAAGCCATGAATGTAAGCTTAAATATGGAAAATTCCTGTTCTTCCGGACCTGGCATCTGTGAGAACAGGCACCTCATAGTTAAATTTGATACGTCGATTAATAATACTTTCATACGTTTTCAAATATAGTAAAAAACGCTAACGAAAATTAGCGTTTTATTTTTATTCTAAATTTTCTTCGTCATTATCGAGCCAGTATCGTTCCTTATACATCTTCCGACTTTCCCTGACCTTTATCTTTCGTTTTTCGTCTTCTTTCATTCGCATGTATTCACGAACATTTACATGACGGTAACAATACTTAAGACATTTTCCCATCTTAATCAGAAGTAAATGACACAGATGATGTTCTTTCGGAGAAAGCTCAATCTTGTTTTCCTTCTTGTTGCTTCCGCCTTCACTTCTAGGTATAATATGATGTTTTTCTATCTGTCCGAATAATATCCTATTACGAGCACGGCTGATTAAAGCCTCATATATCTTTTCGTAATTCAAAACTAGAATCCTTTGTTACCTGGTGCCAAATCAAACTTGCTCTTCGCGTCTTTGCTGTCCATAATCCTGAACTTTTCTTCTAAGCCAAGGTATTTCGGAACATTCGGCATCTTAATTCTGAAACTATCCATAACATATTTTCTATTATAGCATCTCAAACCGATACCTATATTAGAATATATATCATTTAATTGTTTTCCGTTCAATAAAACTCTTACATCTTCTAAAAACATATGATATTGCTTCTGCATCTCTGTCAAAATGTATAACTGTGCATTCATGTCGAAATGATGAAGGTTGACTGCCCAGAACGCATTGATAGACATCTCGTCTGGCCCGATACAATAAATCAACGGAAAATTATCGAAACCGGTTTTCTTTGCATACTTTGTATATGCATCATATTCGAGTAAGTAAAAATACCCATTCTGTATCAGATTGGTCTTTTCACATTCTGTTCTATCAATATGATAACGTTCGGCAATCATTAAATATCTTCAGTATTTTCAAGCATGAGTTCTACATTTTCATAATCGAATGTCGCGACAAAATTAACCGGCGACGCAGAACCATACTGTAAGGATAAACTCGACAAGTTGTTGATGATAGCATGCTTGAACTTCATCTTGGAAATAATCTTGTTGTTATTATTGAGCGATACGAGCTCTATGGCGTCAATACAGTCATACCTTAGTAGTTCTTCCCCTTTAAGGTTTGTCTTGCCCACAGGCTCGCCGAAACGCATCCAGTAAATCCATTCGCGGAACAGGTAGTAGTTCATCATATGTTCATCGAGCTGGAATTCAACATGCATGGTCTGCAAGTCCCTAGCGCCGATCGGATTCGGATGTAACTGCCTTTCATGCTGGTATAAAGACGTAAGCATCGGTATAGAAAAATCCGGTACAGATACATTTCTTACATAGTTATCGAGAATATGAGTATCAAGTTCATAATTAGTCATGTTAACGAGATTTGAAAACCTAACTATAAACTTGTTATTACTAAAATCATTAATTTGTGTAGTTATTCCTGCCATGTTTTATTTATAAAAAAGGTATTTCCAATCGGAAATACCTTTAAATCTTATTTTTATCGTTATTAAGGATTCTTTGCTCCCTTGATTTCGATAATACCGGCTGAATCTGCCTGCAAACGATTGACATATTTTTCAATACGGTCTTTTGCCTTAGCCTGATAATAAATTACGATAGAAAAACCTTTACCAAGTTCAACTTTAATTTCGCTTTGGGTTTTTCTTTCAATCACATTCATTACAGTCTCTATCTTACCAGCGATTAATTTGACCAAATCGGTTTCGTTAACAAGTTCCATATGATTAATAGCATCTTGAAGCGTCATACCGCCATTAACGTCATTTTTTCTATTACCATTGCCATTGTCATTACCACTGTTCTTAGTGTTTTTATTAGCTCTTTCTGCAGGTCTTTTAGTATTTTTATTATTTTTAGTTTCTTTTTTATTGTCATTGTCGGCTGGAGCAGGTTCTTCAGTGTTTGATTCTTTCCCTTCTTTAGCTTCTTTTATAGCTTTTGCTTTCATAAAAAGTTCATGACGATATGCTCTAGCTGCATCAGCATCGCTTGTTTTTAATTCAGCCAATTTTTTCAAATCTTCTTCAGAACAATGAGCATTAATCATATCATCAATAGCACCTTCATTAATATGTAATTTTTCAATCAAATAACTATACAAATTTGAAGCAAAAGATTCTTCAAGTTGTACTTTATCAATCGCAGTAAGAAGATTAATCTTTGCATCCTTGGACAATTTTTTGAACTTGTCAGTTATGAACTGAATTATCAATGCACCAGGAGCATTTGCTGCCTTCTGTGCATCTGCATCCGCTTTCTTCTGTGCATCTTCCTTATCTGCAGAAATCCATTTAGATGCCATATTAAAGAGCGACGTGAATTTTTCACGAATCATGCTTCTTGAGTAATCATTAATATTAAATACAGCTGCCATCTTTTTCATCATTTCCTGATGGCCAGTGATTTCGCCCTCAGTGAAACGGCCGCTACGAACCGTAATCTTAGAAGCCGGAACAATACCGTTCAAATAGGTTTCAATATTATCGGTAGAAGTAGAACTTGTGAAAATAAATACAAGGCTTGTACCTTCAGAACTTACAGAAACAAAATTATCCTTACCGTGGTCAACAAGCGGCTTAATAATTCTATTCTGAATATTTCTTAACATATCGTCTTCATTTACATTGTTATTTTCCAATAACTTATTCTTAACCCAGTCGTCATCAACCTTTACTGTTGCAATCTTAACTTCACGTGACGTCTTAGCATCCGGATAAATATCGCCGATAAGCTTAGTAACATGTTCGACACCGAAACGAGTACCTTGAAGCCATGCACCAGCGCCGCTAACACCGTTTACCGTAACACCATTATTAAGAGCAACCGTATCTGTCAATACTTTCGGACGATTTACAATTTTACCTTCATAACGCTTACGTTCTGTAACTCTAATATCCGTACCGTCCTGGTTCAAGCCTTCTGCTGCCTGTTCTGCAGTATCACGGTCCTTGAAGTATAGATTG